CCACGTACTAAAGAGATCATCTTAAAGCTTGTTGAAGATTCAGGACTACCTACAGAGGAACTTGAAGATTTAGAGACTGAAGAGATATGGGAACTTATGGGGTGGAATCCAGAAGATAAACCTACTAGCAGATCTTCACAAGGGATGGAAAACGGGATGCCTAATGGCACTGGAAATGCAGATGGCAGTTCTGGTGATAGTAGCTCCTCTAACAATGAGAATGCTGAGTAATGAAGTTAACAATACAAGAATTAAAACAAATAGTAAAATGGGTGGGATATACAAATCCATCATCACCTAAGAAATACCTTAAGGAGTAACGATGGCAGGTCCACTACAGAGACTCACCTCTAAGTTGTATGACACACCACACATTGTAACACAATCCCGATTAGATGACATCTTTGGTTATCTAGAAGAGCGTAACTTACGTCCTCATGACTTCCCAACTGATCAAGAACTCGTTAATGAATCAGCTCGCATTAAAGGTGAGTATGAAGCTACAGAGTTACAGATTGAAGATGGTATCGCTACATTAGACTTAAGAGGTACAACAGTTTACAGAGAGTCTGCTATTGATGCTTTCTGTGGATTGGTATCTTATCAGGGTTTGGTACGTAATATTGATACGTTAGTTTCTCGTAAAGATGAAGTTAGCTTATTAGCTGTATTCATTGACTCACCGGGTGGTGAAGCCTTTAGAGCATTCGAAGCAGGTCGTTCTGTTAAAGAGAAACTTACTCAAGCTGGTATACGTTCAGTAGCTTACGTTGATGGTATTGCTGCTAGTGGTGGTTATGTATTAGCTAGTGCTTTCGATGAGATTGTAGCTAATCCAGATAGTGAAGTAGGTAGTATTGGTGTTCGTGTAGCTCTACGTAATCCTTCACAAGAAGAAAAAGATAGAGTTCTGTATGTAACAGCAGGTGAGAATAAAGTTCCATTCGATGCAGAAGGTAACTTCACAGAGAGCTTTATTAATAAGATTCAAACAGGGATCAATGAAACATATGACACGTTCGTTACTTATGTAGCTGATATGCGTGGTATGACTCGTGAAGCTGTTATCGATACAAAGGCAGATACTTTCTCAGCTAAACGTTCATTAGAGATGGGCTTGATTGATAAAGTTATGACAGGTGATGAGTTTGTAAACTACATTGCTGATTTAAAAGATTCAAGTACTAAGAGTGGTAACTTACTAACTGTTAGTGCTGACACAGATTCTCGTATAGAGGATGATTCCGTTGCAGAAGATTCTATTGTGGTTGAAAGCAACGAAAACTTAAATGTCGAGGAATTGTCCTCAGACGATACTACTATTGAAAATGGAGACATAATGTCTGATAAAGAATTAAGCCAACTTGAAGTGATGGAAAAGACCATTGCAGATATGCAAGCTCAAATGACTACTCTTACAGAGGCTAATGCTAAGTTAGCTGCTGAAAAGGTTGCTGCTGAAGAAGCTGCTGCTGAAGAGTTAGCTCGTAAACAAGAAGCAATTGATGCACAAGATAAAGAAGCTTATGGTGAATTCCTAAGTGGTTTATCTTTTGTTTCTGATAAAGAAGCTATGACCGATACGTTATTCAAGATTGATCGTTTTGAAGCTCAAATGGCTGATGTTATCACTAGCGCTTTAACTGATGCACAAGCAGCTATCGATGCTGTTCCTGAGCAAATTTCTGTAGCGGCTCCTGAAGAAGAAATCGCTGAAGAAGCCTCTGAAGATGAAGCTCATGTATCTCGTGTAGCATCTCGTCTTAAGAACCTAACAAACAAATAAGAATAATAAGAGGATAATATAATGGCTAACGTTGGCTCTAAAAAAATTCGTTCTGGTGATGTAATCCAGTATGAACAAGCTCCACAGTTTGGTTTCTCTCGTGAAATGGCAACTGTTCAAATCGAAGCAGGTATGCGTGTCGGTGCTGTAGTTCAATGGGTATCTGGTAACTCTCGTTACGAGTGGGTTGCTGATGCAGATGTTGCTACACTTGACGCTGATGTACGTATCTTAGTAGATGATTACTTATACGATAAAGATTTAAGCACTGTTCCTGTTGACCTTGAACTTGCTACATTAATGGATGATTCAATTGTAGGTCGTACTTTCTTACAGTACGCTGATACAGTATCAGGTCCTAATCAATTAATCGTTGAAACAGCATTGAAAGATCGTAATGTTAAAGTTACTGATCAAGTACCTGCTAATTCTTAATCCATAATAATAATTATAAGAGGTTTAAAACATGGCAATTTCACGTTCACATAACGATGTAAATCGTTTCGTAGACCACACAGCTACAGTATCAGAGATGCCTAATCTGTATGGTTTATTCAACCAGATGGGTTTATTCACTGAGGTAGGTATCCGTTCTACTTTCGTTCAATTCTGGAAAGAGTATCACACTGTAAGCTTACTTCCTTCTGCTCCTCGCGGTGGTCGTGGCTTCGTTAAAGGTAAAGACAAAAGCGCTGACCTTTTCGTATTGAACACAACTTTCTTCAAGTACGCTGATCATATCACTTCTGAAGATATCCAGAATTACACTCAAGTTTCTAGCACAGAAGAGCCTTTAGAAGAAACTGAAGCTAATATCGTTGCAGATAAGCTACAAATAGGTCGTGAACACTTCGATCAAACTATCGAGTATATGAAGTTCAATGCGGTTACTGGTATCTCTGTTAACCCTGATGGTGATGTACTTGCTAACATGTTCACTGAATTCGGTGTCACTCAAGATGTTGTCAACTTCGACTTAGGTAATGCATCTAGTAATATCACGAAGCATGTATCTGAATTGAAGCGTATTGTTGCAGCTAACCTTAAGATGGGTCGTAATTTAACAGACTTATTCTTAGTAGTTGATAAGCAATTCTTCGATGATTATGTTAACCACGCTGATGTAGTTGATCGTTGGAATCAATACAACAATGCTGGTATGCAACGTAACCGTGACAACCTTCAAGATTTCCGTGAATGGGGTGCAATTTCGGTCTTTGAAGACCGAGGATTAACCCTAATCGAGTATAACCCGGAGTTCACATTACCAGATGGTACTACTACTAACGTACTGACTGCTGGTGAAGGTATTGCAATTGTTCCGGGCTTCACAGGTGCTAATGCAATCTACCGTGGCTACTACGCTCCTTCTGACAAGAAGTCTGATGCTAACCGTCCGGGTAACGAATTGAACGCTTGGGAATACACAGATGATCGAGATACTTATACAGATATCGAGATGCAGTCTGCACCATTGTTCTTCAATACTCGTCCGGGTATTGCTGTTAAGGTTACTGATCAGCCTTAATAAATGATAAGAGGGTTTTGTCCCTCTTCTCTACTTTACATAAATACATTTTCAAGTTATAATATTCTTAAGTGTATTTATATAAGGTAACAATTTTGAAAGATAATTATTTAAACGAAGCAAGACTAGGTGAACACTTAAAAGTTATTTTCCCTGATAATGAATTTGTTCATGATAAACCAGTGCCTGATTCTTCTAATAAAAGAAGACGTCCAGATTATAGATGTGATGAGCTAATGTTAATAGTGGAGTTCGATGGTATATCACATTATCAAAATATTAATATTATACTTTCTGATATTGAAAAAGATAAAGATTACTCTTCTTTAGGTTACAGAGTACTACGCATACCTTATTTTGTACAACTGGACAAAACCACTACATATAACATATTCGGAATAGCTTTAGAAGAAGAGCTATACAGTTACCCTCAAGGTTTTATAGATAAGAAAGCAACTTTGCCAGCAAGCTTCTGTTACAATGGTTTGATGAAGTTTGAAGAAGACTTAAAAAGATTCTACTGGCTATCTCCTGATATACTATACAGCTTAGAAAGTAAGATACAGGAATTAGGTGAAGAGAGAGTCTTGCCAAAACCTTTACTACATTTGATAACTTAATAACAACACCCTCTACGCCTCTATGATAAGCGTACCAGAGAGGGTTTCTTTACATAAGAGTATTCCTGACGAGTCCCACTTAGAAGTGTTCTTATATAAAGTATTTGATACATAGAATATTCATTACAAGATAGGATATAATAATGGCGTTAGTTAATACAGTTGTAGCATCTACAACAAACGGTGCAGAGTTTCAACAATCAGATAGTGAGTTCTCTGTTGAGGTTAACCCGTCACTAGGAAGACACCAAGTAGGTGTATTTACAGATGTAACCCCTACAGCGGGAACTGCTTCAGTTTTTTATGAAGTATATAAAAATGTATACCTACCTGTAAAAGAAGAAGGTGTTAATAAAGTTATAGATCTAACAAACCCTCAAACATTTAGCATGGACGTCCATACAGCCAGTTTTAAGTTTGTTCTCTCAGGTTTTGATGCTGACAAATTTGTGGGTGCATCGATTTACTCTAAGAATGATTTATCCTAGGAGTGATCTATGAGCGTAAGAAACATAGAAGCTGTCACATTAGGTAATTCTTCTTCTGACTTACCTACAAAGGTATTCACACCAAGCGACCCTACAGGCAGTAAAGACGTAGCAGCAGAGTTAGAACAGTTTGTTACCAATAATCAAGGTAAGACAATTAGAGTAGATGGTGTTACTATCTTGCTTAATGATTTTGGTAATAAAGGCTTCCTTAAAGCTACAGATGATATCTTAATAGATTTCACTAACAGTACTATCCTTTACGATGAAGGTGAGGTTAGTATGTGGTTAGATAACAGCGGTAATGCTTCTTCAGAAGTCGGTGTAGCAAGTGTAATAGATACCACTATTAATTCTGTTAGCGGTGTTACTCAAATTACATTAGACTCAACATTAAACGCTAAAGCACATGATTGGATAGCTATATATTCAGATGATGCTAACCCGTCTAGAGCTGGTGGTAAGCTTGGTGAGATAATGCAAATCTCAGAGGACGAGTCAGGTCTAGTTATAAACTTAACAGGTAAGCTTGGTAGGACTTCACTGTATAGTACTAATGTAAGGGCAAGACTATTAGACAGTACTCGTAAATGCCAAATAATAGGCGGTACGTGGAAAGCTAATGGTGATACTGATAACCCTGCTATTACTGACAGAGAGCAAGCTCTACATATTCAAGGCTTTGTAAATGCTAGACTAACTAATCTAACCTTTGACGCCCCTTGGGCACAGGGTGTACAAGTTCAATGTACAGCAGCAACAATTGTAGACAACCTAGAGATACGTAACACTCTTAATATGGGTAACTTCCAAGGGTTCTCTTATGGTGTTGTTCTTTACGGTATGAATGGCAGTAGTATAGTTAAGAATACTGTAGCTAGAAACTGTAGACATCCCGGAGGTACTACTGATGGCAATACAGCTTCTTCTACTTGGTATCAATTAGGTTTCCCTACATATTATAAGTTCCTGAACACAGCAGGCTATAACTGTTATGGTTCTATAGGGGACTCTCATGAAGAGGGTATGTATGGTCTGTGGGATGGTCTTTGGGATCACAACCCTATACAAGATGCTAATGGAAGTTTCGTAGGAAGATTATTCCAAGGTCGAGCTGCTTTTGAAACAGTACGTAATTTCGCTTCAATAGGTGGCTGTAGAGGTATCTCCTTTGATGATATAGACCACGGAGTTCTTGACGTTGTAGTTGTACAGAATGGTACAGTACGTAATAAGAATAATAGTGCGGTTAATGCAGAAGCTATCTATCTAGCAGATAACACTAATACTAATAAACGACATTACAAGATTTCTAATGTAGAAATTGAGAAGGTCGATACAGGTATTTATGCAGGTAGAGAAAACATTATAACCTTAGATAATGTTAAGGTTAGCGGTAGTGAAGAGTATGCAGAATGTAGACCGGGCTGTGACATAACTGTAACTAATATGGTTAATGACCATAGAAACTCTGATGCTGCTGGTGCTACTTATGTATTCCAATGTCGTTCTGATGTAACTTCAGGAGGATGCTCTGTAAGAATACTTGATAAACCTGTAATCATGAAAGGTAATTCTTCTAACAGACCTTCTGCACTGTTTAATGAAATAGATACTAATGCTAATAAGACTGTATGGCATAACGGTATCATACAATATAACCCAGATGGTGTTACAGATATATTATCTAAATCTTCTGGTAGTACTACTTTTGTCAATGCAACAGATATTGTAGAAGTAGCTTTATA